TTCCTCATCTATCCTCTGGGGCAAAGCAGTTGGTTCTTTGCTCCATCCTTCGGTGTCTCAGCAATCTTCAGGTTCCTTCTCTTCCTACAAGGATTTCATAACTGGACCCTGAACCCCTTCCATATGATGGGAGTTGCTGGTATACTTGGAGGAGCACTCCTGTCTGCTATTCATGGAGTGACTGTAGAGAACACTTTGTATCAAGATGGTGAAGCATCAAACACATTCAAATCATTTGAACCAACTCAAGAAGAGGAGACCTATTCAATGGTCACTGCCAACCGTTACTGGTCTCAGATCTTTGGTATTGCCTTTTCTAATAAGCGTTGGCTTCACTTTTTTATGCTCTTCGTTCCTGTTATGGGTCTTTGGACTAGTTCCATCGGTATTATTGGTCTTGCTCTCAATCTTCGTGCTTATGACTTCGTTTCCCAAGAACTGAGGGCAGCAGAAGATCCAGAGTTCGAGACGTTCTACACTAAGAACATTCTATTGAATGAAGGTCTACGTAACTGGATGGCAACAGTCGATCAACCACATGAGAACTTCGTGTTCCCAGAAGAGGTGTTGCCAAGAGGCAACGCTCTGTGATATAATACGAGGGTCAAACGACCCTCTTTTTTATGAAAGCGATTATCTATTCCATGATGGGATGTGGTTACTGTACCAAAATGAAGGAAGTAATGAAGAGAGCTGACATTGAGTATGAAGAAAAGATTCTCCATGTCAGCATCACTCATGAAGAATACTTCGACAAGGAGGGACCCCATCCTGGTAAAAATAACTTTCCACAACTTGTCATTGATGGACAACTCATTGGAGGACTAACTGATACTGTTAGATACCTTGTTGAAAATAAATTACTTACTAAGAAATCTTTATCATGAGTCAGGAATTGAAGATAAATAAAGGTGTTGAGCTAATGCTCAGGAGGGAATCACTGGTAGAAGAACCTGATTATTCAGGTATAAAAATCGATCACGAAATAACCTTTCTGAGTAAAGTTTTTAACTTGAAGTTTGAATTTACTTGGAGAGGCAGGTAACTTTAGGAGGCTCGCCATGACAACATCAGTAATGTTGTTCTTTTCTACAATGATCACTGGACTTTTCTTCATTGTAGGTGTTACAATAGGATGGACAGCAAACGATTTCTTATATAACATGTTGTCTAGGGATCAAGATCAATTACATCCAGAAATGTATGATGAAGATGGCATTGTGATTAATGAAGAGTTGCTATCTGTACGCTTCGTTGATGATGACGAAGATGAGTTTTATAGCGACTAATAAATAGTTACGATCTTTCCTCTGTTTTTTACAATTATTTAAAATGAAACTACTAATCCATGAAGTGCTCCAAAAAGTGAGTAATGCTAAAACTAAAGCAGAAAAGATTAAGTTGCTCAGACAACACAACAGTAATGCTTTACGCACTATCTTGATCGTAAACTTTGATGAGAGTGTTGTTTCTCTTCTTCCTCCTGGTGAGGTTCCTTACGAACCTAACGATGCCCCTGACGGCACCGAACATACTGTTTTGGAACAAGAGTATCGTAAACTTTATCTGTTCTTCAAGGGTGGTAGTAGTTCATTGAAGCAAGCAAAGAGAGAGTCTTTGTTTATTCAGATGCTTGAAGGATTGTGTGCTGGAGAAGCAAAAGTCTTATGTATGGCTAAAGATAAGACTCTGGGGAAAAAGTATAAGATTACCAAGGCAGCCGTAACAGAAGCATTCCCTGCTATTGAGTGGGGAGGTCGTTCCTGATGGGTAAAGGTTGTAAAGTTCTCTACAGTGATTGTGATCCTACTCTTGCTCAAGATAGGTCTCTCCCTTACACTGCTTTCCTAGTTGAATATTCTCATGATGGTATGACTAAATTTGATATCGTCACTGCCGCTAAGAAGGTAGATATTTTTGACGACTACTGGGATAAATATCGCCATGATCTTATTAACATGACTCAGACAGAGGGTCGAGTCAATCCTAAGTTATACAATCCACCAAAGAAATGAGTAGACCACCATACAATCAGACTTTTTGTATCGAGTATTGGCCTTTTAATGACCCAAAGATTCGATATGTTCTTCGTGAATTTGATGAAGAACAGAAACCAGTCTCAACTCTTATGTGGGATGAAGTCATGTTCTTTGACTCCCTACAAGATGCCATGCCTGTTTGTAAGGACATGCTAGAACTGGGTTGGGATGTGAAAGTTCGTAAGTGTTGTGAAGGTAGAGACGGTTACTTCTGGTTAATGTAATGGCAAATCAAAACGTAATGGGCAACCACGTAATCGTGGATGTAATGGAAGCAGACGCTGCTCTTCTTGATGATGAAGTCTATATCAAAGACTTACTAGAAGCAGCAGCTATTTCTGTGGGAGCAACCATTCTCCACTCCCACTCTCATAAATTTTCTCCACAAGGAGTTACAGCATTTGTAATGCTTGCTGAGTCACACATTTCTATTCATACTTGGCCTGAAACAGGTGACTGTGCTATCGATTGCTTTACTTGTGGTGATGCTGACGCCCGAGCAGCAGCAGACTTTATCGTCATGGGCATTAGTGGATGGGGTCATAATGTACAGACCATTGTTAGGTACAAACTAGATGATCCATCCATTTTAGAAGCATAAATTGTATCAACCAATACAGTTGCCATTCTCTATATACTATGGTATACTGTACCAGTCGTTCATCCTATGCTCAGCATCCTGCTGGCATTGACCCTTGCCCATCATGATGACGGCAACCCCTACGGGTGGCATATGTCGTGTGAAAGGTTCCTCCAACGTCGTGTGGAGATCCAAGCAGATCCACATCTAGATCTTCGATCTAAGATGAATCTAATTGGGTATCTCAAGACAAAAGTGGAAGGTCAATGTAACGGGTTGTATACATAGGACGCAAGTAAGTCGCGGAACGGAGCGTTCACCCCATGATAGAATTACTTTTGTATTCATCAATGGCATGTCCAGATGCTGATGCTTTGATCTTACGGATTAAAAAGCATGAGCATATGAATGAAGAGATTAAACTCGAACTGGTTGAGACCGTAAGGGAATCTGTACCAGAATGCTACTGGGGCGCAAACGACTGAAGGAACGGGGCTATAAATCCCATTCTTTTAGGAGACCTACAATGAACACTTTAAACATCATCCGTAACCAGATCAAGAAAGCAGCTGCTCTTCACGATGCTCAGATTGCTGTCACCTCTTATCGTGGCGTTCGCTACGAGTGTCAGCAAGGCAGCGAGGAAGTACATGGTACTTTCTGCTATCGTGGTCACTCTTATAACAAGTGATCGCCATGTTAGCACTACAAGTAGTCGGACTCACGTCCCTGTTTAGTGTGGCTTTCATTGGCATGATCTATGGAGAATTACTCCTGTTACATAGGGGGTGACAAATGCTGAAGGTCAGGTTTGAATATGACCTTCCAGAATACGATCCATCAAAACACGATCCAGATAAAGTCTTCGGATTTTTGACTTATCGTGGCGTACATTATGCCAAGTGGATAGATCTAAAATCTAGAGCGGATAAGATCTGGAAGATAGGCAGAGAGGGTTGACGCCCTCTCTTTTTTTGTGTATAATTGGTAAAACTGTACACATTATGGACAGACAAAAACTAAAACTTCTCGTTAAGAACCTGGAACTATTGGTTGACAGTTTGAAGTCTGAAGTTTATTCAGACACAGAAGCTTACCGACCTAAGCTAGAATTACAACAGGATCCAAAGAAGTTTGGATTCAATTATGATGAAGGAGACGACGATGGATACCCAGACTAAAGAACCACAAAACTTAAAGCAATACATTAAGTGGCTTCAGCAAGCAGTAGACAAAGGTCACTTGTATGATGAGGCAGAGTATGCTAAAATCAAAAAGGAGTTGTATCAAGCAAAGAAACTCCGTACACTAGTCCAAGCACAAGAAAAATCACTTTATGGATTCGGATACATCGATGACAGATTCACCAGTAAGACTGATCTCAGTGACTCCCGAAGCGGAGAAGACGATGGGGTACGTAGCGAGAGTATCGAACCCGAACAACCAGGAGAACCCGAAGGTAGCGGGACTCCTTAGTTACTGTATCAAGCACAACCACTGGTCTGTCTTTGAGCAAGCGTTCATGACCTTGGAGATCTCTACTACCAGGGCGATAGCAGCTCAAATTCTGCGTCATCGTTCGTTCACATATCAAGAGTTTTCCCAACGGTATGCTGACAGTTCTATGTTGGCAGAACAGATTCCTCTCTTTGATCTTCGTCGGCAGGATACTAAGAACCGTCAGAATAGTATCGATGATGTTGATGCTTTTACTAAGCAAGAACTTGAGATTACTATTCAACGACACTTTACTTCTGCCATGAGTATCTACAAACAGATGCTTGATCTAGGAATTGCTAAGGAGTGTGCCCGCATGGTGCTTCCCCTAGCAACACCAACCAAAATCTATATGTCAGGATCAGTTCGCAGTTGGATCCACTATATAGATCTACGGAGTGCTCATGGCACCCAGAAAGAACACATGATCATTGCTGAGGCATGTCGTGAGATCTTTAAAGAACAGTTCCCTATCGTTGCTGAAGCACTGGAGTGGTAATGGCTACATATCCTGTTAAACATAAAGAGACTGGTGAAGTCAAAGAAGTGAAGATGAGTGTACATGAATGGGACCAGTGGAAGGAAGACAATCCTGACTGGGACCGTTACTACACTTCTGATAATGCTCCTGGATTCGGTGAAGTCGGAGACTGGAGAAACAAAATGAACAAGACTCACCCAGGTTGGGGTGAGCACATGAAAAAAATGGCAAACATGCCTGGTTCAAAAGTAGAGTGGTAAACATTTATGCCTAGAGGAAGAAAGAAAACAACATCACCTGGAGCAGGGATGTCTGCTAAGCAGAAGAAGCGTAGGAAGCCTATCAATTCTGACTACCTCCTGCCCATCGAACCGATGACAGATAATCAAACTTATCTGTTCGAACAGTATGCTGAAGGAAAGAATATCTTTGCTTATGGATGTGCTGGTACAGGTAAAACATTTGCTGCTCTGTACTTAGCACTCAAAGATGTTCTGGATGAGTACACTCCTTTCGAGAAAGTATATGTCGTTCGTTCTCTTGTAGCAACCAGAGAGATTGGTTTCCTCCCTGGTACACACGAAGACAAGGCAGATATCTACCAGATTCCTTACAAGAATATGGTAAAATATATGTTTGAGATGCCAGACGATGCTTCGTTTGAGATGTTGTATGACAATCTCAAGGCACAAGAAACTATTTCTTTCTGGTCAACTTCATTCCTTCGTGGCACCACCCTTGATAATTCCATTGTTATCATTGATGAATGTCAGAACTTGAACTTCCACGAACTTGACAGTATCATCACCCGTTGTGGTCAAGATACTAAGATCATTTTCTGTGGTGATGCTAGACAAACTGATCTCCAGAAGACCAGTGAGAAGACAGGCATCATTGACTTCATGAAAATCATCCAAGAGATGACAGAAGACTTTGCCATGGTCGAGTTCGGTATCGATGATATCGTACGCTCAGGTCTGGTACGTAACTACCTCATTGCCAAACTAAATCTCGGATTCTAATATGTTTAATCATGTGGGGATTGAACCCATTGAAATGACCACCGTTGAGATTGACGGTAAAAGATATTACCTCACCCCTAGCGGTAATCATTATGCTTCAATCACCACTGTGATTAGTAACAATTCCAGGAAGCAAAAACAACTTGCCAAATGGAGAGCTCGTGTAGGCAAAGAGAAAGCACAGGGTATCTCTACTCGTTCAGCGACTAGAGGTACTCGCTATCACAAACTTGTTGAGGATTACATCAACAACGAATTAGATAAGACCAAGTACAAGGACATGCCTTTGCCTTGGTTCATGTTCAACGGATCTCAAAAAACTTTAGACCGTATAAATAATATATACCTCCAGGAAGCAGCGTTATATTCTGACACACTTGAGATCGCTGGTCGAGTTGATTGTATAGCAGAGTTCGACGGCGAACTTAGCATCATCGACTTTAAAACATCAGCTACCAAGAAGAAAGAAGCGTACCTGTATGATTATTACGTACAGGAATGTGGGTACGCTTGTATGCTCCAGGAATTGTATGGTCTAACCGTTAAACAATTGGTGACAATTGTAGCGACAGAAGAAGGAGAGACACAAGTGAGTGTTGTGACTCCTAAAAAAGAATATCTAATTCGTTTACAAGAGTACATCCAAGAATACAGGGAAAAATATGGGAGAAAATCTGGAGGATAAATTTATGACAACTGCGAAGTTCTCGCAGGACGTGGAAAAGGTAGCATTCGAAAACGAAATGAACTACATTGATGCTATCATCTTTTATTGTGAGAAAAATGAAATCGAAATTGAATCGGTTCCTAAATTAATTAGCAAACCACTTAAGGAAAAACTTAAGTACGATGCTCAGAAACTAAACTTTATCAAGAAAACTAGCAAGGCAAAATTGTTTCTACTATGAGTAACTTCTTCCAGTCAGAAATGGTACGTGGAGATCTCCAAGAAATGATGGAGCTCCAACAGTATTGTTTCCGAGCAGCACATACATTCCCTGTACTATCATACGAAAAGAAAGTTGAATACTTTAATGTATTGGAAGAACTGCTGGAAAAGCAGAAGATTTTCAACACTCGTATGAGTCTTAGTGATGATCCAGAAGCAAAAGAAATGGTTGAAAGCATGAAGATGGCTGCTGTCATGCTGGGTGGTGACGCTAACAAAAGTGTCAATGAAATCTTTGATGATCTTGGTGAGAAAATCAAGACCATGAGAGAGCAGCTGTACAGTCAGGAAGGTGGCACAGAGGACTGACCTCTGCCCCACCACCCTGTTATACTAACTTCGTTGGGCAGATGAGTCGGGGAGACCCGCCTGTACGTAAGACCCAACTATCCAAACACATCCGAAATAATCCGAGGTATCCAATGTCTTTTTCCGATCTAAAGCGCAAGTCCCAGAACAACTTCCAATTCCTTCAGAAGGAACTGGAGAAGTCCAGCACTGAGAAATCAGGTGCCGACGAACGACTCTGGAAGCCCGAACTTGACGCTAGCGGTAACGGTTATGCCGTCATCCGCTTCCTGCCTGCTCCCGATGGGGAGACTGTGCCCTGGGCAAAGTTGTACTCCCACGGTTTCCAAGGTCCTGGTGGTTGGTTCATCGAGAACTGCCCCACGACTCACGGTGACAAGTGCCCTGTCTGTGCTCACAACAACGGACTGTGGAACAGTGGTGTGGAGTCCGACAAAGAGGTTGCTCGTAAGCAGAAACGTAAGCTGTCCTACTACAGCAACATCTATGTGGTGAAGGATCCCAAGCACCCCGAGAACGAGGGTAAGGTGTTCCTGTATCGTTATGGCAAGAAGATCTTTGATAAGATCATGGGTGCTATGCAACCTGAGTTCCAGGACGAGACTCCTGTGAACCCCTTCGATCTTTGGGAAGGTGCTAACTTCAAACTGAAGATCAAGACTGTTGCTGGTTACTGGAACTATGACTCCAGCGAGTTCGATCGTACTGCTGCTCTGTCTGCTGACGATGACGAACTTGAGACCATCTGGAAGCAGGGTTACTCACTGGAAGCATTCACTTCTTCCGATGAGTTCAAGTCCTACGATGATCTGGAAGCACGTATGAACTCTGTGTTCAACGTTGCTCCCCGTGTCTCTGCTGTCCAACAGGAAGAGGAGTTCGAACCTATTCCTACTGGTGGTGGTTTCAATGACCCCGAGATCATGGCAGCATCCACGCCTGTCCCTCAGTCCATGAAGAAGGAGCTGGACAACCTGACTCCCGCTTCTGCTGTCAGTGACGATGACGATGCTCTGTCCTACTTCGCTGCCCTTGCTAACGACGATTGATGAGATGGAACTATGAGAGGGTCTGCTTGACCCTCCTAGTCATCGCTACTTATTACTCATTGATTTTTAAATAATGGACGTTGTACACGCTTGGAACTCCATGTCTTATGGCGAGGGGTTCCTTTTTTCATGCTGGGTTATCGGAATGTACTACATCAAATTGAGGATGGATAAGTTCATTCGCTGACCTTTAGTTAAAGGTTAAACTAACCTTAGTTTACATGACGATTAAGTCATGCTAAATTACTTACAGATCAAAAGTCGTTGATCTATTTTCACTAAGGAATTACAAATGAAAGCAATCGCTCTTGCCGCACTGGCTATGTCAGCACTGGCGACACCCGCCCTTGCAGGACCCTA